ATTCCAGGCAGGCGCCGAAACGTATCTCTCTGAGCGTCAGTCTGTCAAGCACCAGACGAAAGCAGGTCTAAACCACGCTGTTACACACCTGAACCTGTTCAGACTTGATCATGATGGTAACCCTGTCGAGGATATCTCGGGTGAGCAGCGCAAGGATTCAGATAAGGCGCTTCGATCCCTCATCGGCACCTCCGAAGACTTCCTCCTGACGTCATTCGCAGCGCAGGGTGAGATGAACGCCTTCCTGAAGGAACGAGCGACAGCAAGAAAGAACATCCTTTCGAAGTTCCTGAACCTGCAGGTGTTCGACTCCTTAAACTCACTCGCGAAGGAGAGTTCAAGCTCGATAAAGTCAGAGCTTCGCAGGACTCCAGCGCTTGACCTGAAGGCTGCGATAGAGGCGAAGCAGAAGGAGGAGGAGACTCTTCACGATGAAATAGCCGTTCTCGAGCGTGAGAAGAGTTCCATCGAATCCCATGTCAAGAAGATCCGTGCTATCCTCGAGCGTGAGTCGCCAGGATCCTCCCACACTCTCGATGATATCAAGAAGTACGATGAGGAGATCATCGATCTCCACCTCAAGATCAAGAAGAATCGCGATGAGCTTGAACGATCTATTGCCGAGCGCGATGAGCTCAAGGCGAAGATCGAGAAGACTGAGAGCGTGCTTGCGACAGTTGACATTGCTGCTCTCAAGGCAGATATCGAGCGTACCGAAAGGATTTCGACCAAGATAAGTGACGCGCAGACAAAGCTTAAACTCGAGAGTGAGACGCTCCAACGTCTGGAGAGGTCTGTTACGAAGCTCTCGGATGTTCCGTGTGGCGATAAGTTCCCAACATGTAAGTACATCAAGGATTCTCATGCTGATCGTCTGTTGATTCCGAAGCATCGAGCTTCACTGGACGAGGTTACTGCGCTGATCGATGAGCTGAGACAGAGCTTTGATCCAGGCAGCTTAGGCGAGATGAAATCACGTTACGAGAAGTTTGTCTCGATCGAATCGAAGCTGCCCGCAGCTCGAACCTCACTCACTGCTCATGAGGGTAAAGCGAAGAGTTTAGAGTCTCTCGGAGAGTCTCTTGATAAAGAATTTCAGAGAGTGAACAAATTGTTACAAGAGATTCGGGCAGCTATCTCAGTCTCCGCCCTGGAGGAGGTTAAGAAGATGCAGCTCGAGGTTGATGAGCAGGAGAGGAAATCGCAGGAAATTTCGAAGAAGATCCTAAAGGACAATCAGCGGATCGGAGCGATCGGGGCTGAAATCTCCCGGCTCAAGCAGGACATTGAGAGAATCGATAAGCTTCAGGCTGATTGGAAGGTTTTTGAGACGATCCTCGCTGCAACTGGTAAGGACGGGATTCCTCTTCAGATCATCGCGTCCCAGCTTCCCAGGATTAACAATGAGATTTCGAAGGTCCTAACCGGGGTCGCGAACTTCAACGTTGAGCTGGCTGCGAATGAGGAGGACGGAGATCTTGAGATCTTCATCGACTATGGAGACTCTCAGAGACCGATCGAACTGTCATCCGGTATGGAGAAGATGATCTCATCTCTCGCGATTAGAACAGCGCTGATCGAGGTCTCGGCTATTCCGAAGCCTGATCTGTTCATCATCGATGAGGGTTTTGGAGCTCTAGATGATACCAACCTCGAAGCGTGCGCTAGGTTGCTGACGTCCCTTAAGAGAAATTTTAAGAACATGCTAGTGATCTCCCACGTTGACAGTATCAAGGACATCGTAGATAATGTAATCGAAATCTCCCACGATGGAATCGACGCAAGCGTGAGGTACTGATTGTTGAAGCAGGTGATTGAAAAGAAAGGATACAGGATCGTAAGACGAGGCAGCGTCGCCAGGCGTCAATCTCCTATCGACTGCTCGCTGTGCCAGTGCGTGATAATTGATGAGATGGACATGATCTCGATCCAGAGATCAGGCTGCTGTCACGATTGCGAGATCGAGGTCGCTGACCCCAATCGAGAGAGATGGTTAACAGGCTGGAGACCCATTGGAGAGCACCTCGACGAAATTAGATCGAAGAGACTTTCATCGCCTCACAAGAGATAGCATATTTAGAACGGGAGAGATATCGGACATGCACTTGTCAACCAAAGAATTGAACGCGTTAGGGCAGATTGCGATGAAGGGATGGGGCGTTTCGTCCATGCCGAACTCGGTCAACTGCTCGTTAGCTGGGGACACCGTCACCCTCAAGTACATGACTGTAGTGCACTTCGCCGCAGAGCAGGCGCTAAGGGCGCAGGTCGATAGGGTCAACCATGAGTCCATCGATATTCTGACGAAGTGCGTGGCTGATCTTAAAGCGCAGTTCAAAGACATGACGGGTAAGTCGATCAGGCTCAAGGAGATGTCCAACAAGGACTCGCTTGAGGTGGTCGTAGCAACGAACCTATCCCCTCGTCGTGTTGCCTACTACAGGAGACAGGTCGTACTTCAGGTGGTGTGAAGTGGCCGTCCTTTCCAAGGATAAGCAGGTCGCAGAGATCATAGCTTGCGGCAAGAACTCATCGCACTTCATAAACAAGTACGTTAAGATCCAGCATCCGACCCGTGGTCTGGTGAGCTTCGACACGTATAAGTTTCAGGACGATTGCCTCGATCAGTTCGAGCAGCACAGGTTCAATGTCATCCTGAAATCACGCCAGTTGGGCATCTCAACTCTCGCTGCTGCTTACGCTCTTTGGCTCGCCCTGTTCTACAAGGATAAGGCGATTCTCATCATCGCTACCAAGCTTGCTGTTGCTCAGAACTTCATCAAGAAAGTGAAGGTCATGTTGCAGAACCTGCCCACATGGCTTGTGATGCCGTCCATCCGGTCAGACACGAAGCAGGTGATTGAGTTTAGCAATGGATCCTCCGTCAAAGCGATTCCAACGTCTGAGGACGCAGGTCGATCGGAAGCCCTGACATTGCTGATCGTTGACGAAGCAGCGTTCATCGGTAACTTTGATGAGCTCTGGACCGGTCTGTACCCGACGCTGTCAACAGGTGGACGTGCGATCGTCCTTTCCACCCCCAACGGTGTCGGCGGACAGTACCATAAGCTTTACGTTGAGGGTGAGGCTGGATTAAACGAGTTTAACGCGATCAAGCTTCCTTGGGACGTTCATCCTGAACGTGATCAATCATGGTTCGATAACGAATCGAAGAATATGACACGTAAGCAGGTCGCGCAGGAGCTCCTCTGCGACTTTGCAGCATCAGGAGACACTTTCCTGAATGCTAATGACCTGGAGTACATCATCTCACATACCCAAACTCCAATCGAGAGATGGGGACCAGAGATGGGTGTCTGGGTCTGGCGCTATTATATTCCTGACCACAAGTACATTATCTCCGCCGACGTCGCTCGCGGTGATGGAGCCGACTACTCCAGCTTTCATGTGATAGACACAACCGCTGGAGAGCAGGTCTGCGAATTCAAGGGTAAAGTTCCACCGGATCAATTCGCCGTTCTTCTCAATGAAGTTGGTCTACGCTACGGAAAAGCGCTCGTATGTCCCGAGAATAACAGCTACGGTTACGCTGTATGCATGAAATTGAAGGAGTTGGGTTATCCAAACCTCTACTACAAGGACAAGAAGTACGCGTATCTTGGAGCTAACGCAGGTTCTGAGGATATCGCAAACATCGGTTTCACGACAGGACCTTCCAACAGAACAAAGATCCTGACGAAGCTTGAGGAAGTTATCAGAAACAAACAGATCAGGATCAGATCAACCCGTATGTCAGAGGAGCTGAAGACTTTCACGTGGATCGGCCAGACGGCAAAGGCGATGAAAGGCTACAATGATGACCTCGTAATGGCGTTGGCCATAGGAATATGGCTTTACGATACGAATGTTGATTACTCCAAGCATAGTCAGGAGCTGTCCAGAGCGATGCTGTCAGCTTTCTCCGTCAACAAGCGGGATCACGATGAACAGCCTTTCGTTCCGCACGCTCGAAACCCAATGTCTCCGATCATGATGGACGCTGCACCAACAAAAGCGACGCAGAACGTGAATCCGTACGCTCATTTTGGTTGGCTGATCAGAGGATAATTTAAGTAACCTAAGATTCGTTTAGAATTGAGAGCAAGATGGCAGAAAAAAGTAACAGAAATCTATTTCAGAGACTGACCCAACTGTTTAGGTCCGGACCGGTTATTCGTCGAAAGGTGAAGAACTATTCTGAACCGACAGCTTCATCTGCTTACGAGATGTTTCGTAAGAACCAATCCGACATCTACTCCAGCACGGTGTCGGCCTACGGTGCTTTCGACCGTATGTCGAGGTACTCTGACTTTTCGGAAATGGAAGCGACGCCTGAGATCGCCTCAGCACTCGATATCTACGCTGAGGAGACGGTGTCTCAGGATGAGAGAGGACAGGTCCTTCACATCCACTCTGAGAATCGAAGGATCAAGGAGCTCCTTGAAACTCTCTTCACAGATACTCTCAACATCGAGTTCAACCTGCCGATGTGGACTCGAAATCTCTGCAAGTACGGAGACTTCTTCCTCTTCAACGACGTTCATCCGAATTACGGCATCATCAATGCCTATCCTATTCCGATCTCCGAGATGGAGCGTGAGGAAGGCTACGATCCCAAGGACCCGATGG